ATCAAGTCAGTCGCTGCTCACAATGCCGCTCTCGAGCGCATGAAGTCGGAAGGTAAGAAGCACTTGACAAATGTGTTCAAGCCAAAGAAGGGTAAATTTGCGCTCCAACCCAAGGAAGGCACCGCCGCCTACAAGAAAAAGATGAAGAAGATGGCGTAAAAAATATCAGCACAATACAAGAATGTCTCTCACTAGGTGGGGTGAATCTGTGCGTTTAGCTAAGATAAAGCTTGGTTTGGACCCTAAGCAATTTACCAAGGTTCAGGGCAAATTGCTTAAGGAAGCTCAAATTATATATCATCTTCTTCTCCTAAATAAAAATCTAAATAACAAATAAATCATGTTTGCTCTTTTAAAGGCAGGCGCTAAAGTTGGACCAAAACTTCTTAAAATTGGAGCTAGAAGTGGAAAGACTCTAGCGAGACGGGGTATGGCTCAAGGTAGAACTATGGCGAGACAAGGTATGGCTCAAGGTAGAGCTATGGCGAGACAAGGTATAGCGCAAGGTAGAAATATGGCGAGACGGAGTATGACTCAAGCTACCAACTACCTTGATGCACAAAAACGCCGCATATTCCAAACAGACCGGGGTGCTGTGTATACCAATACAAGTGGTGGAAACCGTAATTACAATCCAACCCCCAATTACTATAACGAACCAGGATCAAATGTCATAACACCACTTAACAGTACCAACAGACCTAATTTTCGTAACAATGGTTCCTATTAAATTTGGAATTGAAAACCCTTAAGGTTTTGTGGTTCATACACCACAAGTTGATGTAGTTTCCAAGTACAACCAAACTTTCTGTTTAAGAAATATACACTATTGAGTTCAACAATAGTATGTCCACTATTTCTTGCATAGAGACCATTTGAAACTTCAATCTTGATTGGATTTTTGTTTGCATCATATACTGCCGCCTTAATCATATTTGTATGATCGGTATCGACCTTTATGCGAAACTTTGGTTCTCTGTCGAGAGTCTCTTTGATATTTGAATTGAACATTGGTAGCAATTCTTCTTTTGTCATTTTCTTTTGAAAAATCTTTTCACTTTGTTCAGCGACAGCGTCAACAATCTTATCTTCAATTTGACGAAGAGATTCATAAAACTTTTTAATATAAGACCCATCTTCATCATATCCCTTAAGAGCCAAATCTACATTGTATTTAGTTGGTCCGACTTCTGGTGTAAATCCCGAGATACCAAAAGGCATATACAACCGTGGGAATTGAATCCTCACTGGTGTACCCTCTTTCGTAGAAAGAACAATCTTTCTGTTATTGAACTCAGCAATTTCTAGGTTTTCGATAGCGTCGTTAATTTTGGACATTATGCTATTTGACTATCCCATTAAAACTTTAAGCTGAACAAGCGACGCAATCGGGTTCTAGACTGAATTGGATTGGACGAGCCTTCGCTTTTGACCGTAAATAATACATACCAGTTTTGAGACCTTGTTTCCAAGCATACATATGCATGGATGATAACTTGGACATTGTTGGACTTTCCATAAAAAGGTTCATAGATTGAGATTGGTCTACAAAACGTCCACGGTCCGCCGCCATATCAATAATTGTTTTTTGTGACATTTCCCAAACTGTGCGATACAATTTCTTAATATCATCTGGAATATCTACAATATTTTGAATGGAGCCACCAGCCTTTACCATGAGATCCTTCATTTCCTTTGACCAAAGTCCAATAGACTTGAGATCATCCACGAGGTGTTTATTCACAACGACAAACTCACCTGCCAGTGTGCGTCGCAAATAGATATTGGTTGTGTATGGTTCAAAACATTCATTGTTACCCAATATTTGAGCGGTAGAAGCTGTAGGCATTGGAGCCATAAGAAGACTGTTACGGAGACCCTTCTCCTTGATACGCTCCTTTAGGGTATTCCAATCATAATTGAGTTTTGTCTCACCATCCCACATATCAAATTGAAGCACTCCCTGTGAAGCTGGAGATCCCTCAAATGTCTCATAAGAACCCTCAATTTCAGCCAAGTCACAGCTCGACTCAAGAGCTGCGTGATACATTGTCTCAAAAATACGAGCATTCATCTCCTTGGCTTCATCGGAGTCAAATGCGTGTCGACATAAAATGAATACATCCGCGAGACCTTGGACACCGAGACCTATTGGTCTGTGTCTCATATTAGATTTCCGTGCGGTCTCAACGGGATAAAAATTCCTATCAATAACTCTATTCAAGTTTCTTGTAACAATCTTTGTTGTCTCGTGAAGTTTTTCATAATCAAATGTCTTTGTTTCCATATTTACAAACTTGGGGAGTGCAACCGAAGCTAAGTTGCACACGGCGGTTTCATCTTTGTCTGTGTATTCCAAAATCTCTGTACAAAGATTGGAACTCTTAATGACACCCAAATTCTTTTGATTACTCTTTTGATTACATGCATCCTTATAGAGCATATATGGTGTACCGGTTTCCGTCTGAGACTTGAGAATAGCTCTCCAAACATCAGCTGCTGGAACGGTCTCCGTTGCCAAGCCTTCCTCTTCATATTTTGTATACAAAGCCTCGAATTCTTCACCAACAACATCCGAAAGACCCTTTGCCTTATCTGGACAGAAGAGAGACCAGGTACCACCTTGTTCGACGCGTTTCATAAAAAGATCTGGAATCCAAAGTGCTGAAAAGAGGTCTCGACAACGCGCCTCCTCATCACCTTGATTGAGACGCAATTCCAAGAAATCCATAATATCTGCGTGCCATGGCTCCAAGTAAACCGCGATAGACCCCTTACGACGTCCAGCTTGATTCACATAGCGAGCTGTTGCATTGAATACACGAAGCATTGGAATAATTCCATCTGATTGACCGTTTGTACCTCTAATACGAGACTTGTTTGCTCTGACATCGTGTATATGCATACCAATACCACCAGCCCATTTCGAGATTTGAGCACACTCTGTCAAAGTACCATAGATACCATTAATAGAGTCTTCTTTGTTTGCAATGAGAAAACAACTCGACATTTGTGGTCTTGGTGTTCCGGAATTGAATAGGGTGGGCGTTGCGTGAATGAATAAACCTTGACTCATTTTGTCATATGTCTCAATCACCGATGGAATATCATCCCCGTGAATACCAATCGCAACGCGCATAAACATATACTGTGGAGTTTCCATGAGTATACCGTCGAGGCGTTGAAGATATGACTTCTCAAGGGTTTTAAGACCAAAGTATCCAAAGTCATAATCTCTCTTGGTCACAATGTCATCTCTAACTCTACCAGCAATTGTCGCAACTTCTTCTGTAACAATACCAGCTTTGGATAACTTTTTCATGGCGGTGTGAAAGTTATTTGGGCATACCTTCTGAATATTACTTGCAATTATGCGAGTTGCCAATATTTCATAGTCTGGATCGACTGTAATCATACCAATACAGATTTCGGCGGATAGTGTATCAATTTCTTGTGCTGTAATCTTATCATACATAGATGAAAACACTTGTTGGGCAACTTTGGACGAATCGCAATTTTCGGAAAGTCCATATGTTAAATTCTTGATCCTATTGGTGACATTATCAAACTTCATATCCTCAATACGACCTGAGCGTTTAATGACTCTCATCTTACTTTACTAATAAATCTACTTGTTTTATTTTTAACTTACTTGCGGCACTTCTCAAGATCACCACTTGTTACTTTTACTGTACCAAAGGTCTCAAACTTACGGTCCTTCTGGAGGAGATAAGTATTCACGAAAAATGGTCCTTCTTGTCCAGCTTTGGCAACTGGAGCATATGAGCCAACAAAGCAGGCTGGGGCTTTACATGGATTTTGTTCAACATTTGTGGGCTTGTTGGCATAAACTTCATCGAAGTCAGCGAGGTTCAACATTTAGTATTTACAGAGTTTTTTTTCGGGAGCTATATTAAATGTGTGACAACCTCCACCTCGATTCTATGAAACAGTGTGAGACACCACTCAACACCCTGTTCTTTTCTGAGTTCAACCAAAATCTTCTCCAGCGTGGAATCCGTCAGGCGTTCAAGAATAAGACGGGTATCTCCATTGATAGACAAAATCCAGATGATCTATACAGTATCATGCGTGTCGTTTTCATCAACAACTCCGGAGACCATTACTCTCGTGTGAATGAACAGGTGAAGATAATGAATACCCGTGTGATTGAGACGGCACTTTCTCAAATCCAAACGGGTGTTTCTCAATACATGGCGTATGTTAACGACATTGATACTATATCCATGCCATTAGACCAACCTATTAACACCAGTACCGTTGGTATGAAAATGGACAAGAATAACAAGATTGGTATCAATTAAAGTTTTGGGTCGTTAAGTGAATAAGATGAGTTTGAATTATTACAAATCTGAAACTGAAAAAGTATGTAAATCCAAGGGATGGGACCGTGCTGCGGTGGATACAGTATGGCTTTTACTAACAGAAGAGTTTGGCGAACTGGCTTCGGCTATTCGTCAATACAAAAAGACATACAAGAAGACTGGATTGAAGAAAGAGCGAGGAACGGATGTCATGATGGAGATGGGTGACGTTTTTAGTTACCTTTTCCAATTGGCGCACATGTTGAACGTAGATTTAGACCAAATGTGGGAAGAACACCGAACTAAAATGAAGACGAAAAAATATAATCTGAAGTAAAAGTAACTATGAGTAAATATATGCTCAATGATGAGGATGCAATCAACGATGTCAATCCATTTGTCACACGCGATTTCTCCCTTCCAGGAGGTGTGAGACAGACAGGTGATTTTGAAGATTTTACCGAGATTCAATCTGAACCAGGTATTGAAGAGCCAACGCGTAGCGTCTATTGCGATTATGGATTGTGTGCCGAATCTACATCAGAGTGTTCTTTATCTAGACCAGTACACCCAAGACGAAATATCGATAAAGGTTTTACCAATAATAACAGAACATTTGTTCAACGTGCTGTTATCGGCGTTTCAGAAAATCCACGATTTTCGATAATTGGAGCGCTTATTATTATTTTAACTATATTGACAATTCTATATTACGCAAGACGGTAAAGAAGCGTTCAAGTCTTGAATTATCAGTAGTTCTTTGAACTAAATCAAGTAAAGTATCTTCACAGAACTTCTTAATAAACTCCCTTTGCCAAGCACTCTTAATATTAATCCAAGGTGGTTGGAATGTGGGATCTAGAATCTTACTCGCGTGCGCGATTCTTATATATGTATTGATATGTTGTTTATCAACAATCATATTTTCAACGGCAAGTTCTGCCATTTTTTGTCTAACCTCTACCGTTTTTTCACACATGGTATCCAAGAACTTTTCATATGGAATGGATTGCGTCTTTGATTTTAGTACTACCCAATCTGCTAGTGGTCGTGTATTGATATAGTCCACATATGTTGTGTAGCCTTTACCCTTCACAAAACGTTCATATACAATTTCAACATATTCTAAATCCGAATCAATGTCGAATACGGCTTTTGCCGATTTAATGAACGACGACATTTGTTTATAGATGATTATATTCTCTAAGCAAAAAAATCTATTGTACATTATAAGTTACAGCATGGCTCAGAAAAGTTATTTGATGCCTATACTAATCATATTGGTACTTTGTTGTTCATCTATAGTAAGTGTTATTACACTATTGATACCCAAACCCAAAATTACCCCACCCCCACTACCACCCATACCCTTACCAAAAGGACAATTTGTAAGAATAGAACATACAAAACCTGCAACTGTTATAAATCTTAGTGAATTTGAAGTTCTTGATAAAAGTTATGAAAATCTATCAAAAGGTAAAACTGTGACTGCAAGTTCTGTAAATGCATCTAGTCCAGTGGCTAATCTTGTGGATGGATCTTATAATAATTATACAACTATAAACCCTCTAACCGAAAATAGTTGGGTAGAGATTGATTTGGGTTCGGAACAGGAAATTAGAAAGTTTGTTATGCTAAATAGATATGATGGAAATAAAGATAAGGCGGTTGGCATTAAGGTAATTATTATAGACAAGAATAGAATGGAAGTTAAAACAACACCCATAATTGAAAAGGAGCAAATTAGGTATTCGTTTGAATTTAAGACGAAAGAATCGGATGAGGAGGAAGTGTGGAAGGGAACCTAAGTCGTTGTCTTTACACTAAAAATCAAACAAAAAAACGTCACCTTTATGTATTCAACTATTGCAAATAATAGCTTTTCCTATCTTCTCACACTTGATGAGTTTAGGAAGGGACTTCCCAATGAAACGAGACCTTCTTGGATAAAGATTACAACAATCACTATGGTTTCAAGCTTTATCCAGAATATTGACATTAAAAAACTTCGCTATGTTTTTGAGAATTTGGAATCTTTCAAGTTGAAGCGATGTGGCACAAAGAATGATGGTGGATTTGAATGGAAGTTGAAACCTACAACTTTTTACAATCAAGTTACTCTCACATATCATGACAGTTACAGTACTAAATCTGTAAAAGTATTTCCAAATGGTTCTATTCAAGTGGCTGGATGTTGTGACCTTTTTGATTGTAAACGTATTATCACCCAGTTGACCTATATTTTCAAAACCTTTTTGGGAATGGAAATGCAAGTACCAGTTGATTCTTTCCGAGTTGTGATGATTAATTCAAACTTTAGTCTCAACTACAATGTAAATCTTATAAGAGTTGCTCAACATTTTGAAAATTACTCCGATGTATTTAAGGTTTCTTTTGAGCCGGATAGATATTCGGCAGTAAAAATCAAATTTCAACCGGCACAAGATATGAAGGAAATCACAACGAGTATTTTTTCAACTGGGAAGATTATCATCACCGGTGCAGAAACTCTAAAAGAGATTGCATTCGCTTACAATATTATCAATCAACACATAAACGAGGAATCCCAAATCCGTGTTTCTCCCACTATAGAAACGGACGTTTTTGATGTATTTTTGGGGCACAAATGTGAACCTATGGTTGAACATCTCAGAAAGAAGGGATTTCACTCATGGCTTCAAACAATTACCAACAGGCAAATTAACTTCTAGGTGTATTTTAATAAAAGATGTCTACTCCCATCATTGTTGGTGGTTCTATCTTGATACTATGTATGTGTTCCTCGTCTATAATGTCGGCGTTAGGTGCGGCTGCGTCCCCCAGTACACCCCCCAGTACACCCCCTAGCACACCCCCCAGTACACCCTCGAGTATACCAGCTCCATCTGGAACCACACAAGTAGTTGGGACTGCGCTCATTGAAAAAAGTACTCAATGGGACGACGAGGGTAATGGAACCTCCCATTACTTAGATAGACACAATGTTGATTGTGGGATGGATGGTATATCACAATTTAGACTTATTCGTGAAGGTAATGGTAAAAATAAGTTTAGATATGACTACAAGTGTAAGCCAAATGATATGGCAACGGCTATAGAATGGAAAACTACCCAAATGGACGAGGATGGTGGGGGGAATATTGTCTATTTGGATAGACATAACATTGATTGTGGTAAAACGGCAATTTCATCATTTAATCTTCAACGAGACCCATATGATGGTACCAAACTTCAGTATATGTACTCATGTAATGACGTAGATGTTAAAGCTAATACGTGTAGAGATGTAAGTACACCAGCAAATGATGATGGCGGTGGTATTAATATATACTTAGATAAACACAATCTTGATTGTGGCAAAGATGAAGTTATGACAAATTTTCGATTTATTCGTGAAGGTGCTACAAAATTTAAGTATAAATATAAATGCTGCAAACCGTAAATTAATTTCTAGGTGTATTTTAATAAAAGATGTCTCAGCGACTTGGAATGGCTGACGGGCGATGCTTCACTATTAACTCTTCAGCCCAACTTACTAACAACTATATCATGAAACAAAACGGTATCACCTTTGAAGATAACTACAGTTACCGTCAACTCCTCCAAAAGCAAGGTCCAGAACTCTTGTCCAAGGTCCAAGAACAATCCCGTGCAGCGTGTGATCCTTGTGACCGATACACCGACATGTCCAAGATTTACTAACTGAGCTAAATTCCCGTAAAAACTTTAAAACTATACTCTAGAATGTTGCAATGTGCCATATGTCTCAATGACGTCAGAACAACGAGAACCAATTCTCCGATCAGATGTGGACATATGTTTCATTCCCACTGTCTAGAGGAATGGAAAAGTAAAGGTAAGCACACTTGTCCACTTTGTAGAAAAGTATTTGACGTTTCACAATTTAAGGTAACTATTACAGTTCAGAACAATTACACAGCAACTTCAAATACTGTGTCATTGGAGAATGATGCTATTTTTAACATAATGGACATTTTTGATATGTCATTTGACGTGGAAAATACGGTAGATTTAGAGAGCTTGTTTGCGGACCTTGGGATGAGTTTGTCCGACTTGGATTCCCTTGTTCTTGACACAGAATGAACTGCAGTACCGTTCATAATTTAGTCCCGGATAGTTTCTATCCGCTTTACGAGGGTCCTTAATGGACTTACCAGATGCATCAGTCAGAAGTGGACCAGTTGCCCACCCACGCTTGTGACTGAATACATTGGCATTGAACACTATACGCTTATTGACGGCAAATTTACCAGCCCGTTTAATTCTAGACAATGGAACTTTGAAAAACTTAGCTACAGACTCTTGGGTATCACCTGGTTTGACGCGATACTCTATAACACCGTGTTGAACATAAAAATGAAAGTCTCCTTGACGAATATAGTTTGTTGGTCTTCCAGGGCATACAAACATCATAACTTTGTAGTACCCCTTTTTACACTTCTCATTTGCCTTAACCTGATAAATCTTGGTTGGATTATCTGAAATCACGCGCTTTGGAAGACCTTTACAATGGGTATAATTGTGGTCAAGATTTGAAAGACCCGATCGATCACCTGGAATGGATTTTTGCCATCGATAGGCTTCATAATCTCCAACTGCATACGCGTAACAGTTGTTATTACCAATACCCGTAGTTGTACCCCATCTCCGGTTGGTGAATGTTCTTTCGGAGCCACTCAGGGGGAGGTCCTTCATTTGTAATTCGTTTAGAAAAAAATATTTTTAATAAGTAAATGCAGGTTATTGACAAGGTCGCCAAGTCTCAAACAAAATCAGAGATGCTCACTGAGCTTCTCATCTTTATTCTCAACATTCTTATCGCGACTTTCGTTATCCGATTCGCGTGGAACCGCTCCCTCGTGAAGCACATTACTATCCTCAAACCACTTGAAACTATGCTCGATGCCTTTATTCTTGCATTGTCTTTGAGTATTATCCGCGGAGTTTAAAATTCGCTATAACCAACCGTCTTTTCACCATCTGTGTGAATAATAGTTGGGAAGCCTTCCATATTTGGACAATCCTCCTTGTCGCAATCGACAAATTTAAATGGCTTACCAGCCTTTTCCATATATTCTAATTGCTTACGAGTCCATCCACATCCCATGGTCCCGTAAATAGTTGTTTGTTCGCCTTTTGAAACTGGTGCGCTGATGGTAGACCGCGTTCCGATATTACTGAGAATCAAGAGGTCGATGAGTACAAGGAGGGCGAGAAGCCACATATTTATATTATACAATTACATATTTTTTATGATCTTACACATTTGTTCTTTTGTCATATTTGGATCCAACTTGAACATTTTAACTAGGTCTTCTTTTTTGTAAAGACGACATTTACGCTTATCTATTTTGAGATCGCCATTTTTATTTACGAATACTTTTGGTTTCTGTGACACTGGCACAAATTTCGTTTGAATTTCGCGGACTCTAGACACGAAGGCTTGTTGTTGTTTGGCTGGTATAATCGATTTAATTCTCTTTTCAATCTTGCGAACTTGTGACATAACAGCTTGTTGTTGTTTGGCTGGTATAATCGATTTAACTCGCTTTTCAATTTCACGAACTTGTGACATAACAGATGGATCTCTGCTAGTACGAAATACAGCTCTTTTTATGGGTTGTGTTCTCTTTTCCGCCTCCTTTTTAAGAACTTCCATAGCTCGCTTAACTGCATTCGTGGGTGTCTCTTTTGTATTTATCTTTTGTATCTCCCGCTCAATAGCTTTTACGGTTTTCTTAAGTGTGAGTGGTACAGCAATTGGAATTTTTGTATCACTTAAAAATGGATGCTTCAAGATGTCATTGTACGTTGGAAGTTCGTCATGTGTTTGACCGAGACGAAGACGCATGTCCTTAATATGAACACTTTCCTGCCCAATATACCCTTTTGTGAACACATCTTCTATAAATTTCTTAACTGTTGGTATTGTTGTATATCTGTGTATTATATTCAAAAAGTAATGCGCATCATACATATAATGTGATTTTGTAGAGATCCCGCTACCACTGAATCTACCAGATAATACTTCTGGGTTTTTGACACCTTCAATAGTAGCCATTCCAAAGTCCATCATGATTGGTTTAAGATTTTCCGTAATGAGTATATTAGTCCAATGAAGATCGTGATGTCTAAATGATGGGTATTTATCATGTATCTTCTTGAGATTACGAATCACCTGCGAAATTACACGCTTGAATGCGGCTGAACTTGGTTTAGACTTTATCCATTTCTCGAGTGTCTGCCCCTTGATGTATTCAAAATAAAGAACATCTTTATCATCACAAGATTTGAAGTGATATACACGTGGTACACCCATACCTTGTAGTTTTTCCGCAATACGATATTCAATTCTCGCAGATGGTTCGGTTGTCACTTTTATAGCAATTCCCGTTTTACATTCATTGTCGAGACATCCATAAAATACCGTACCATATACCCCCTGACCAAGTCTTCTGAGATTTTGCCCCCTCTCAATTTTTATACCTACATTTGAAAATAACTGTTGTTTGGGGTCACACGCCTTTTTACCTCTTATAATTTTTTTGAGTTCTTCACCAACTGCATTACGTTGTTCATCCGTTTTAGCATTATTGGCTATACGAACAAGTTCGGCAAGTTTGACCATTCTTATTACAAACTAAGAAAACTTTTCATCGTACCACCTGGATACTTCATTTTCTTCAACAATTTTTTTATATAGTTCATTTTCGTCTACATGACACATAACGTGTTCAAGAATCTTAATATTCTGACTCAACACCGCGCCACACATTAGGGAATGTCCCATAATAGCCATAATTTCATGCCAGTGATATGGTGATTTATGTCTACATGCCCATCTAAAAGTTTCAAACATTCTGAGACCCACTGTACAATCTGAATATGCTCCAATTGCGAATGTTAAATATCCATCTTCAACACATTCCTGTTCATCTGCGGTTTCCATAATGTGAGTGACATATTTGGCGATTTCATCCTCATTCTCTTGGAGACCTTCAAAGTTCCCATCACGAATGAGTTTTGAAAGATACCTTTCATTCATTGTGTTACGAAAAATCGTGAGTATTGGTTCACTTAGGTTAAACGCAATTTTAAAAGGGGAGAGCATACTAATTATTGATGAGAAGATTTGCGCCCTCTCATCAATAGTGGAATTGATATTTTGATTAATTTTTAATTACATTTTATTCTTCATCTACTTCAACTTCCTCATCTTCAAACTCTTCATCTACTTCTTCAGTGTCTCCGAGGTCAAGACCTTGGAAGGCAAATGATGGAAGCTTAGTAGATTGTTCGAGAAGACATTGTTGAAGGCGTACGGTAACACCAAACTTGTTATCAATAAACCAGATGGAGCTCACATCAACAATTGCCATTACCTTTTGACCCTTCTCAACTGTATCAAGTGGAACTTGTTCCTTCTTCATAGAATATGCTTCTGGAACAAAAGAACCATCTGGCTTCGTGGCAATCTTGAGCTTGAGAGTGGATGGATATGGCTCCTTACCCGGACGGACCATTGGCTTGTAGAGCGCTTCACGTAGAACTGCGACATTGAATTCCTTACCGAGCCACTCTTTGGAGTTTTGGGCAACAGTATTCACAATGATTTCATCAAGTTCCTTCAACTTGTCGTGAAGGTCCATTGCCCCCGCGTTGTCAGAATCAAAGCTAAGGTCAAGAGAATAAGTAGTACGTCCAGTACCTTCGTCAGTGAACGCACTGAGACCGTATGGAGAACGCATAAATGGAAGTTGAAGGTAGAGTTTTTTGTTGTCGCTACCATTGAGATAGACGGTCTTGCCGCCATTCTTGTTCTTACGGAGTTTCGAGAAGCCCACAGAGGAGGCAGAGAATTCAGAGGATCGTTGGATAGCAAGCGACATTGTGTAGAGGGTATTATATATCTACTTATGACCTTGACTTTAAGTTATTTTTTTTGTTCACATACAGTAAAGATAATCATGGGTCTCTTTAAAGACTGTGGATGTGGATGTAACGGACGAAAGCAACAGGAGAAGCTTGTGACTTCTCTAATCTCGGGTTTAACCTTCTTCGTGATTGCGAACCCAGAAACTTTCCGACTCGTCAGGCGAGTTCTCGGACCAGGTATTGCGACCCCAAATGGTTGCCCATCAACTATAGGTCTTCTTGTGCATTCCATTGTATTCATCCTTGTTGTGTGGGCAATGATGAATGTCAAGAGGGAAATTCCAAAGGTAGCTGAAATTGGTCCATCTGCGGGGTGTAGCGATTGCGATGCCAAAAATGCGGGTGTTATTCCACCAAAGCGTCAAGCGGATATTGTTCCACGACCAGGAATGGAAGAACCAACGTTTGCTGATACTGGTCTCGAACTTGATTCAATGGATTTGAATGCTATGTAAGTATAAATGACCGATCGGTAGTTTGTAAAACTTTGGAATATTGTACATTTTTTAATTTATTTTCGATATTTGTTACGTGTTTATTGCTAATAATAAAGCATTTTTCAATAAACACTTGACCGTCGTATTCGACAATCAGAGGTCCGGGTCCGCCAACAACTGATTGTAAAATGGGAATCATCTGTTTTAGGTAAGGTCCTATTCTTTAAAACTCTTCATCAAACTCAATTTCAGCCGAATCCTCATCCAACTTCCCGTAGTCTCCCACTCTCTTTTCAAAAAAGTTTGTCTTGCCATCCAAGCTAATGTTTTCCATAAAATCAAATGGATTCTTTGAGTTCCAAATTGGTGGTTGACCAATTTGTTTAAGAAGGCGATCGGATACATATTCGATGTATTCAGACATCTTTTCGGAGTTCATACCAATGAGATTACATGGAAGCGCGTCAAGGATGAAACCCTTTTCAATTTCAACAGCTTCCTTCACAATGGCGTGAATGGTTTGGGTAGAAGGTTTATTGCGAAGTGTTTTGAACAGTTCCACCGCAAACTCTTGGTGGAGACCCTCGTCGCGAGAGATAAGCTCATTAGAGAAGCAGAGACCTGGCATAAGACCACGCTTCTTCAACCAATAAATAGCACAGAATGATCCGCTAAAGAATATACCCTCTACACATGCAAATGCAAAGAGACGTTCAGCAAAAGAACGCGATTTTGCATCAAACCATTTCATAGCCCAATTAGCTTTCTTTTCAATACATGGTACAGTTTGAATTGCGTCAAAAAGTTCCTTCTTCTCAGCTGGGTCTTTGATATACTTATCAATCAATTTTGAATATGTTTCACCGTGAACCATTTCATTATGACATTGATACGCATAGAAAGAGCGCGCTTCGCTTATCTGAACTTCATCTGCGAAATTGTTATTGATATTCTCAAAAACAATTCCATCGGACCCAGCAAAAAACGCCAGGATATATTTTATGAATTTCTTTTCATTTTCATTTAGAGTCTTCCAATCATCCATATCCTTGGATAGATCTACCTCTTCCGCTGTCCAATTACTCATTTGAGCCTTCTTATAAAGATCCCAGAGGTGTGGATACTTCAGGGGAAAGACTGTAAAACGATTCAGAGTTGGAGCTAAAATAGGTTCATACTCTTCCTCAACCCACTCTTGAAATTCAAAATAGTTTCCGATGCGACGTCCATCTACAAATATTTGAGGGTAGGTATCAAGTCTACCGTCACATAACTTTTTGAGGTCTTCTTTCTCAATCATTACTTTTTCGTAATCCATTCCCTCGGATTCACAAAGTGTGACGGCGTGATCGCAGTATTGGCATCCTTCCTTCGAATAAATTGTGATTTTCATCTGTAGTATTATCTTTGATAATTTTTTGCTTGAAAACTCTAAGCATGATTGTGCCATCCGAGATAATTGAGAATGATATAGTCAAGTTACTAGTAAACGAAGATGACGTAGAAGATGAAATGTTTGCAGTTGTGGGAATGAACACCGGCCTGGTCCTTGGTGTGCGGTATCTAAACCCTACCGAGCTCATATATAAGTCTGCATGTGTCTATCAACTTGAAGATGGAGATATGAATCCAGCTCCATATGAAAGTGTAATGGAACACTACCCAACTGGGACAACATTCGAAGATTTGGAATTCAAATCACTCAAAGATGGAATGTACGTCCATTTAAGTGAAATTGATATTGAAGACTCCGATTCGGAGATATATGACGAAGACGAGAGCGATTCCGAGATGGATGATTTTATCGTTCCAGATGACCAAATAGATGGTGAAGTCATTCCACCATCTGACTATAAGTCCATAGACAAAGAATGGAATGAATGGAAACCTTCAACCCCAGGCGCAAGAAGTTTTAAAGAAACTGTGGATGCAATTGAAGCCCTTGCGAAAGCGCACGCCGATAACCTAAGTTTTGGTGCGTAATTACAAAAACTAAAAAAAATCCACCAAAAACATACCAATATGCTGGCAGCTATATGGTCCGACTTGGACCGACTATTACCAAAAGAAAACGAATATAAGCCAGTGAATAGAAATTTTTGTCGCGAATGCTCGGGTGTGAAAGTTGTTTCGCCCGAGGGTCTTCCCACGTGTTCAGAATGTGGTCTCATTGAAGATAATTTTATCGATGATACACCTGAATGGACAAGTGGTTTGACTGATGATGGTCGTGTAAACGATCCTTCGAGATGTGGCAATCCAAACGCAAATCCAGAACTCTTTTCCCAAAATTGGGGTAAGGGTACTATAATTTCAACACAACGAACTTCAACATATGAAAACAAGAGAATGGCAAAGATAAACTTTCACATGTCTATGAACCACAAGGACCGGTCACTCTTTCACGCGTACCGTGATATTGATGAGGCATGTCATACTTTACCAGACGCAGTCCTTAAGGATGCAAAGATGATGTATAGAAAGTTTAACGATGAGAAGCTAACACGGGGAGCGGTGCGACTCGGTATCAAGGCAAACTGCGTTTTATATGCATGTCGCCTCGCACAATTCCCAAGAACTACAAAGGAAATTGCAGATATGTTTGGTATTCAATCCAAAGATATTAGTCGTACAACTCAAATATTTAAGGATACAATTATGGGAGTTACCGAAAAGAATTATGTAACAAAGGCGTATGATGTTATGCAAAGACTTCTCAATGCATTTGATATTTCTCGAGAAGAGAGGTACAGATGTAACAAGATGTGTAGCGCAACGGATGATTGTGTTGAATTGATGAGTAAAACTCCAAATAGTGTAGCTTCCGCTATTATTTATATAGTTCTTGGT